TAGCAACTTCCCAGCGATCTACCAATGCAACTTTCTTTGGCTTGTATGTATCCATCATAACACAAAGAGAATCAAGTCTTTGGCTATACGGAACTTTACACACACCAAGAGTAAAGTCATCATAAGGAATCAAGTCCCAGATTGTAGCATGAACCTTGCGTGCTTCATCAGTTTTGATTGTTCCCTTGTTCGCTTTATTGAGAATACCATTACCAGTCTGGCGATCGAGAACGATACCCTTATCTTTGACTAGCAACTCTCCATCGAACACACAATTAACACCATTTGCCATGGTAATAAAATCTTCTTCAAGATTACCGAGCAGGTTTATCTCTTTGCCATTGCGTGAACGAAACTCGCACTTACCATTTGTGACGATAGCGTTGAATCGCATACCATCCATTTTAGTTTGAACAAAAGCAGGGAACTGAATCTTATCAACCAACTTCTGCTCAAATGGTGAGCACAACATCACTGGATATTCAGCGATAAGATTTTTCCAAACCTTGTTCGCTGTAGAAACATCAACACCACATTTCAGATCTTTCTGAATAACTCGCTCAAGAACTTTAGCGTCTTGTTCATTAAGTGCTTCAAGATTTGCACGAAGATGATCGATACCAGCATTACCAGTTACCAATCGCTTTGACAAATCACCAATAGAATCCAACGCAAATTTCAGTGAGATACCATCACCTTTGTTTGGTGTGTAGTCAGGAATCTTACGAATGTAAAACTGAGTAAATGGGTCGAGAGCCAAGCGAACTACCTTACGCAGAACCTCGTTATCGCTGTTCGCATTTAGTTGGTCGATTTTGAAGTTGCGTGAGTTATTGCTCGCAAGACTCTCGAAAAACTTATTCAGATTCATTATGCTGCCACCTTAATATTTGACCACTTAGCAAGTTTCTCTTTCTTCTTGATACCTGCTTGAGCCACTGCATTACCATCAATAATTTGTTGCTCGATCATCATCTCGATCATACAAAGCAAATCACCGACTTCTTCTTCGAGTCGTTCACGATTCGTTGCACCATTATGTTCACCATCGATACCGAAACGAAATACTTTACTGATTGCTTGCGCAACCTCAGCGCATTCTTCTTGACAGATAAGCATAATTTCTTTTTGCTTTTCTGTATTGATTTTATTAACTTGAAATTTGTTCACTTTTAATTCCTTCAATGTGTTTACATTTACCATGAAACTTAAACCCAATGCAAGTACAACTCATACCAGATTCAGTTTCTTCTACATAATATACATGATCTTTACTACCAAGAATTTTCCATCGTTTATTATTTGATTTCTCTTCGTATCTTTGCATAACTTCAAACTTACGATAGCGAGTATCAAATGATAGGGGTTTCTTAAACTTCTGAAATTCTTTTGGGTCGTGCCACTTAAAGTAGCCGATGATCTTATCCATAGAATCGTTCATTAGATAAGTGTGGTTCGGCTGACGATATTCAACATCCCACTTAGTGATTTCTCTAGCGAGAATCATGCGACTTCCTTAAAATAACCATAAGGTAGACCATTCAGGAAACAGAAGTATTCCCAGTCACCATCAGCATCGCTAGATTCCATAATCCAGCGAAGTGCAGTGGCACGATCTTTCGCACCCATGCAGATAGTATTGGTGACATGCTGTTCGAATTTAGCAATGCATTCTTCCTGCATTTTCTTCTCTTCAGCAAAGACAACCTCAGCTTGTTTGCTGAGTGAGTCCAACTCTTGCTCGAGTTCTTGCTCAGTCATTGCATCGTAATTCATCCAGCGAGGACGCACACCATGAACATCTTTGTAGAAGTCATAGTGAGTTGCAGCGAGTTGCTCTTTGCGACTAAGTTCTTCCCAAGATTTCATAATATAGATCTCCTAAAATTAAACCAAAGTAAAAGTAGTTTTACGTGGCATACCAGATGCGAAGCCAGAAGTGCCAGTGCAATAACCACGTGAAGATTTTGCAGACATTTTGGATTTTGGCAAACGACGTTTACGTTCATCAACTTGGATAACACCACCAGCACGCAAGAATGCTTTTAATGCTTTCTCAGATTCAGCACGAATCTCAGCTTTGGTTTGAACAGGACGATTGTAGATAGTAGCAACGATTTGCTTTTTCACAGACTTTTTCATAATCAAGTTTCC